CCAGGATATCAAGTAGCAGATGATTTACATCATATTCATGAGTATGAAAATATTTTAATGGTAGCTACAAAAGGAAGATCTGGCCAAATTTTAGCAACAGGATTTGGAAATGTAGGTAAAAATATTCAACGCGGTGTTAAAATGAGTACACCAGTACGTAGAACTGGATGCGCCAATTTAAAAACTCTTATTGAAAATAAAAAATTAATTTTTTATGATGCAGATATTAAAGATGAATTGATTTCATTTGTTTTAAAAAATGACAAATACCAAGCTGATGAAGGTAAAAAAGATGATTTGGTAATGACACTTGTAGTATTTTCTTGGTTAACAACTCAAAAACATTTTAGAGATTTGGTAGAAGCTAAACTTCGTGAGAGTTTACAAGAAGATTATGCACCAAATTTTGAACACGATTTAACACCTTATGGGTGGGTTGATACTGGAATTGAAGAAGAAGAAGAAATTTTAACTAAAGAATGTGTTTGGAAAAGTGCTCAAAGTGAAATTTGGGATGAATTTTGTAAAAGAGAACAAAGGAAAGCATCTATTGATATGGATAGACTTAAAAGATTACAGGAAGTTGGATGGGCTTAAAGTCTTGGAAATAATAAATATTTAATGAATTAGAATTAAAACATAATTGGCAAAAGATTATAAGAATTAAGGAGATACAAGATGGCATTTAATTTATTAAGTCCAGGTGTTCAATTTAGTGAAATTGATGATGATACAACGGTTGTAGGAACCGCTGAAACTGGTGGTGTTTTGGCTGGTCCTTTTACATGGGGTCCTGCAAATTTAAAAACGCTTGTAGATAGTGAAATTACTTTAAAAAACACTTTTGGTGAACCTGATAACGATACTTCTGCTACATGGTTTACAGCATCAAGTTTCTTACAATATGGAAATAATTTAAGTGTTGTAAGAGTAATTTCCGCAGATGCAAGAAATGCTGCGGTTATTAATGATGGTGTAACATATGTAGAACCTACTGTCCCAGGTGCAGGATATGTTCATGTGCCTACATTACAATTTTCTGGTTCTTCAGGAGCAGCAGCTACAGTAGTTGTTGCTAATGGAGAAATCGTAGATGTAATAGTTACAAGTTCTGGAGAAGGATTAAGTATTGATTCGCCTCCATCGATTACAGTTATTCCAACAGGTGGAGATATTATTACTGAAGAAGCGGTTTTAACTCCAGTTGTTGGTTTAAGAATTCAAAATTCAAACGACTATACAACCAATTTTGCTGCTGGTCAACAAACAGATAGTGGTGAATTTGCTGCCCGATATCCGGGTGATTTAGGAAATGGTATACAATGTTGGATTTGTGATAGTGCAGAACAATTTGCATTATGGCAATATAAAGGCTTATTCTCTAATCCTCCAGGGACTTCTGCATATACTGCGGCCTTAGGTGGATCAAATGATGAACTTCATTTAGTATTTGTTGATACTTTAGGAACAATTACAGGAACCCCTGGTGATGTAATTGAATCTTATGCATTTGTTTCTAAAGCTTCAGATGCTCAAGATTCTCAAGGGAATAGTATCTATTATCCAAATGTTCTTTTCAGTAAATCAAGTTGGGTTTATTGGTTAGATTTTCCGACAACAATTCCATTAAATAATTGGGGATCTAAAGCTAAGAATACGGTTTTTGATACTCTTTATGTAGCTGGAACGGCTGCTACTTCAACATTAGAAGCTGGTGTTACTGGAATTTTATATACAGCTAGAAATGTTGGAAGTGCTGGAAATAATATTACAATTCAATATACAAATCTTGGTACAAATGGAACAAGTGCTAGTGTATCTGTAGTTGGTACAGCTATTAATGTTACATTAGGTAATTCAACTTCAGGAACTGCTGGTATTACTACTGCAAACCAAGTTGTAAGTGCAATTAATAATGTTCCTGCCGCGGCAGCATTAGTTATCCCAATTGTTACAAGTAGTGGAACTGGTGCAGTTTATGCAATAGGTCATACACCATTAACTAGTGGATCAAATGCAATTCAATATGTTACTCTTCTTGAAGGTGGAAATGATGGAAATAATACTGTAACTGATGGAGAATTAATGTTAGGTTATGATTTATTTAATGTGGATGATTTTTCATTTGGTTTAATTTTGACTGCAAATTATGATGCAACTGTAGTTGGATATTTGATTACAGAAATTGCAGAAGAAAGACAAGATTGTGTAGTTTGTTTTTCACCTCCTCAAGATGCAGTTGTTTATAATGCAGGAAATGAAGCAACAGATATTGTTGCTTATGCAAATACTGTACCATATTCATCTTATGCATTTATGGATGGTAATTGGTCACAGAAATATGATAAATATAATGATGTTTATCGGTGGGTTCCAGGAAATGGAGATACAGCCGGATTATGTGTTTATACTGACCAAGTACGTGATCCATGGTTTTCTCCTGCTGGATTAAATCGTGGTAATTTAAAGGGTGTGGTTTCTCTTGCATGGAATCCAAAACAAGCATATCGTGATGTTTTATATCAAGCAAGTATAAATCCCATAGTTTCATTTGCAGGTCAAGGACCGGTTCTTTTTGGTGATAAAACATTTGTTTCTAAACCGGGAGCTTTTGATCGTATTAATGTTCGGCGTTTATTCATTTATATTGAACAAGCAATATCACAAGCGGCAAAATATACATTATTCGAATTGAATGATGATACTACTCGGACACAATTCCGTGGATTAATTGATCCATTTTTACGTGATATTGAAGGTAGACGTGGTTTATATAATTATCTAATTGTTTGTGATGCAACAAATAATACACCACAAATGATTGATGCACACCAATTCGAAGCTGATATTTATTTACAACCAGCTAAATCTATTAATTATATTCAATTAAATTTCATTGCTACTCCTACTGGAGTAGATTTCACTGAGATTGTTGGTCAATTCTAAGAAAGGTTTTAAGGAGATACTATTATGGCAAGAAGTATTACAGGGTTTCGAGCAGCCTTAACCGGATCTGGTACCAGACCCAATCTATTCCAAATCGTTTTACAATTTCCTAGTTTAGTTACTGGAGTGGGGGCTGCAAGTGGATTAGTTACACTTTTAGCCCAAACAAGTTCGTTACCAGCGGATAAATTAGGTGAAATTGAAGTACCATATATGGGTCGTAAAACTTACTATCCTGGTGATCGTGAATTTGATCCTTGGACAGTAACAATTATGAATGATGAAAACTTCTTAATCAGAGATGCATTTGAACTTTGGTTAAGTGCATTAAATGCCCATGTTGCTAACATTCGTAGTAATGCAGCGGCTACTCCTGCGGCTTATTGTGTGGATGCTTATGTTCAACAATATTCAAAGTTAGATGTTCCTACTATTAAACAATATAAAATGAATGGAGCATTTCCAACTGAAGTAGGTGCAATGGAACTTGATTGGGGAACAAACAACACAATTGAAAAGTTCCAATGTACATTTCGGTACCAATGGTGGGATGCTGTATCTGTTAATGGTCCTACAACTGATGGAGATGCTGGTCCTTTGAACGGATAATTAATCCGAATAAATAGATAAAGAGGGGAGATTAATCTCCCCTCAAAATAGGATATCATGGCTAAACATCAACACCATTCTGAAGAAACAAAATTAAAAATGAAAGCCCCTCATAAAAAATATTTAGAAAGTGTGAATCATAATGGCTAAAAATTATTTAATGGAGGCATTTCGGTTATTGGGATTTCAGATAGGAACTCAAAATCCTATCCAAAAATACAAATCATTTGCTATCCCAGCTAATGTAGATGGTGCCTCACAAATTGCCTCTGGTGGAATTTATGGAACTTATGTAGATTTAGAAGGTACAGCTAAAAACGAAGCTGAATTAATTACTCGGTATAGAGACATGGCCATGCAACCAGAGTGTGACCAAGCAATAGAAGATATTATTACTGATGCAGTTGTCCAAGAAGATAATCGTCCTGCATTATCAATTAATTTAGAACAATTAGAACAACCTGAAAGTGTCAAAAAGCAAATACATGATGCTTTTGATGAAATTCTTAAACTTTTGAATTTCAATGAAGATGGTATGGAAATTTTTAGACGGTGGTATGTTGATGGACGTTTATTTTATCATATATTAGTTGATCCAGATACACCACAAGAAGGTATTAAGGAACTAAGATATTTAGATCCTAGAAGAGTTCGTAAAATCCGTGAAATTAAAAAGAAATTAGGTGAAGGTGGAGTTGAAATTGTAGATTCTATTTTAGAATATTACCTTTATAATGAACGTGGAATTGTTAATGTTGAAGCAACAACGGCAATTGGAGTTAAAATTGCTCCTGATGCCATTTGTTATGTTCATTCTGGTTTAATTGATAGTACACGGAATATGGTTGTAAGTTATTTGCATAAAGCAATTAAACCACTCAATCAATTACGTGCAATGGAAGATGCTCATGTTATTTATCGGTTAAGTCGTGCGGCTGAACGTAGAGTATTTTATATTGATGTTGGTAATATGCCAACTAACCGAGCAGAAGCTTATATTAAAGTTATTATGAATGACTTCCGTAATAAATTAGTATATGATTCTGATACAGGAAATGTTAGAGATGACCATAAATTCTTATCGATGCAAGAGGATTTTTTCTTACCAAGACGTGAAGGTGGACGAGGAACTGAAGTAACAACTTTACCTGCTGGAACTAATCTTGGACAAATTGAAGATATTATGTATTTCCAGGAACGGTTATATCAAGCTTTACATGTTCCTAAATCACGTTTAAAATCTGATGGTGGTTTTGGTGTTGGTCGTGAAGCTGAAATTTCAAGAGATGAAGTTAAATTTTCAAGATTTATTGTAAAACTTCGTAAAAGATTCGATCATTTAATTAAAGAACTTTTGAAAATTCAATTAGAATTATGTGGAGTTATTACTAAAGATGAATGGGGAGATTTTAGAGATAATATAACTATTGCTTATCAAAAAGATTCGGTCTTTACTGAAGCTAAAGAACAAGAAATTTGGACAAAAAGACTTCAATTATTAACTATGATTGACCCAGAATCTCCTGTTGATAGATATTTTTCAAGAGAATGGATATTCAAGAATGTATTAATGTTAGATGAAGATCAAATTGAAATTATGAAAGACCAAATTAAAAATGAAAAACCTGAAGTTGATGACGAAAAAGAAAGAATCGCTTCTTTAGAATCTGGTGTATTTGAACAGGAACCTCCACCAGCACCTAAAAAATCAAAATCGGAGAAAAATAAATAATGAAAACAAAAATTTATGGGGCATTTGGGCAATTACATGCCAAAAGAAATTATACACAAGAAGAATTGGATAAAACAATTCATGGGTTAGAAGCTGAAGTTGATATAATGGAAATTATACCCGAAATTTTAAAAGAAGTGAAAATACTAAAGATTAATTGGAATTTAGAATAGGAGAATATATGACACCAAAATCCGTTAAAAATATAGTTCTCTCTTGCGAGAATCAGGCACCGTATTCTCTAATCAGTAATGTAGATGAAATTCTTACTGAAAAAGTAACGAAAGCCTACAATAAGAAAAAGAGAGAATTAAATTCGAAAGTTTTAACAGAAGGAAAGAAATTATTATTGGAACCTGAAAAAGATAAAGATCCATATGAATCTTATGAACCTAAGGTCCGTGAAGCTATTGATTATACTGTGGAAAGTGTATTAGAAAATAATCTCGAATTAGAAAATACTATCCAAATGGCTGCTAAACAATATGGAATTAAAGAAGAATCTTTAAGAGAATATTTTAACACCTTTCTTGGAGAAACAACAAGAACTGAAATTAGGGTAGATAGTACTAAATCAAATGACCAAGATTCACAAAGTGGAAAAGGTTTACGGGATGATGAAGATACTAATAAACGCGTTCGTTATGAATCAGTTTTAGTACTTAAAGATGGACATAGAATGGTTTTAAATGAATCTATAATTAAAAAAATAGATACAGTAATGGAAAATTTAACAGAAGATAATTTAAAATATTTTGTAGACCTTTTAACAGGTGATAAAACACATTTCCTTAAAGCTGTAGACTTTTGCCAAAGAATGGTAAATGACTAAATATTAATTGGAGATCTATATGGTTAAAACAGATATAATTACAGCTATTGAAAATAAAGATTATTTAAGATCTACTGAATTATTAGAACGGTCATTGTATCAAAAGGCTGGAGTTATTTTAGAAGAGAAAAAGAAACAAGTAGTTGCTAAAACTTGGAAAGCAATTGATACTCTTCCAGGTTCAGATGAAAAAGCAAAATTAAATGCATCTCGGCGCAAGGCTTTTAAAGATAAAATGAAGCACCTAAAACATGGTGAAAATAAAGAGCAACACGAGGATGCGAAGGCGGGTAAGTAATGTATCCTTATACTCACGTGGTAAATTTAACGGTTACTACTGCCGGTACTTCCGGATTAGCTAGTGGTGGATCAGCCGGTGCATATAGTGCATTTATGGCTGGTACAAGTGGAGTTATAGTTATTCAAACCATTTATGGGGAAACTGCGGGACTTACTGTTGAACCTGGATTCATTTATCCTATTGAGATCCTGTATCTATTATCTTCCAGTGCCGGTACGATTGTAGGATTAAAATAATATGTCTAAAATCATTTTAAATGGTGTTGAAATGGACATGCTAATTGAGGCATGTGATGAATTTCAATTCATAAAAGAAGATCTTAATGGTAAGACCTACCGTATGATTGAAGGTGTATTTTTACAACAAGAAATAGTTAATAAAAATAAACGTAAATATCCAAAATCGATTATGGAACCAGAAGTAATCCGTTATGTAAATGAAATGGTTCTTAAAAATAGAGCAGTTGGAGAATTAGGACATCCTGATGGTCCTACAGTAAATCCTGAAAGAGTTTCACATAAAATTATTTCACTTATAAAAGATGGTGATAATTATATTGGAAAAGCAAGAATTTCTAATTCACCATTTGGAAAAATTGTTCAAAATTTTTTGGAAGAAGAAATCCTTTTTGGAGTATCTTCAAGAGCAGTTGGAACACTTCGGCGTACAAATGGTATTGATATGGTTCAAGGTGATTTCCATTTAGCAACTGCGGCAGATATTGTTATGGATCCATCTGCACCTGATGCATTTGTTAGAGGTGTAATGGAAAATAAAGAATACATTTTTGCTGATGGATTAATTCAAGAAGCAAATTTAGATAAATGGAAAAAAGCTATTAAATTAGCTTCAGAAAATTCTTTACATGAAGTTAGTTTACAAGTTTATAAAGAATTCTTAACGGAAATAGATGACCGTTTTAAGATATAGATTTTTATAAATATGGATAAGAGATATTTATCCATTAATTTTGATTAATAGTCGAGGAGACATAGAATGAAATCCTTTAACGAAAAATTGGACGCGATCCTCAGCAAAAAAAAGACCGTATTGACAGAATCAGAAGAACGTTATGGTACCAATAGTCCTACACAAGTAAAACCTGAAAAAGGTGAAGATGTAACTAAAGGTGTTATTGATGGTCACGGTAAAATTGATGCTACAGGACCAATTCCTACAGGTGCCGTTGATACATTAAAAACTACTCCAGGTGTTTCACCTACTGAAGGTCCTACAGGACATCTTCCTACAAATGCAGATTTGCCCCGTAAACAATTGGGTGGAGTAGATAAAGATAATAAAGATCCTGGTTCTCGGGAACTTCCTCCTACTCCAAAAGTTTATGGTCTTCATGAGGAAGAAGATGATGAAAAAGAGAAGGAAAAGAAAGATCTTCCTCCATTTTTGAAGAAAAAGAAAGAAAAAGAAGTTAAAGAAGAAAAAGAAGAAGAAAAAGAAACTTCTAATGCCAATAAACGTGCTGGTTATACCGATAAAGCTAAAGGATCTGGAGAAAAAGCTGATCGGTTAAAGGAAGAAAATGATAATGAAGAAGGTGAAAAAACTCACGAAAAAGATCCTGGTATTAAAGAAGAAGAAGACGAAAAAGAAAGTAAAGCAGAAAAAGAAAAAGAAGAAAAGAAAAAGAAATTAAAAGAAGAGAAAAAAGAAGAAGAGGAAGATGAAAAAGCTGATAAGAAAGCTGTAAAAGAAGCAACTTCTGCTCTTTTTGCTGGAGATCCTATTTCTGAAGTATTAAAAGAAAAAACATCTACTATTTTTGAAGCTACTCTTTCTAATAGAATTAAGGAATATCGTAAAACATTAAAAGAACGTAATACGAGAAAACTTAATGAACGTGTTGAAGAAATCCGCCAAGAATTGGCAGAAGTAGTAAATGGTTCTCTTGACTTAGTAGTAGAAAGTTGGGTCAAAGAAAATGAAGTACCTTTGGAAAGTGCAATTAAATCTGAATTAGTAGAATCTTTTATTGGTGAATTAAAACAACTTTTCGAAGAACATTATATTGAATTACCAGAAGAAAAAGTTGATGTTGTTTCTGAAATGGCAAATCGTATAAGTAAATTAGAACAAAAATTAAATGAACAAATCGAAACTAATATTTCTTTACAAAAAGAAGTTAAAAAACATGAACGTTCTGAAATTTTTGATCGGGTAGCAAAAGGTTTGGCAACTACACAAGTGGAAAAATTGAGAACTTTGGCTGAAAGTGTTGAATTCACTACACCGAAGAAATTTGAAACTGCGTTAGCAACTTTAAGAGACAATGTAGTTAGTTCAAAAGAATCACCTAAGCCAAAAACCTTAGCAGAACAGACATTACTGGATAATGCCACTGATACAAAAACTACTACTTTAACAATGGTAGAATCAGTTAAAGCAGCATTACACCAAATGGCTAAAAATTAATGGATTATAAATATTCCATAATAGTGTATTAAAGAATTAAGGAGAATTAATTAACATGAGAGACGATATGACCACTGATAAATTGGTTACAAAGTGGGAAACGATTCTTGATGATCCAAGTTATGGCAAACTTGTTAATCGCCACAAACGGCGTGTAATTGCTACATTAATGGAAAATCAAAGTGAAGATTTTGAAAAACAAAGCCAAACTTTAAAAGAATCCGCACCTACATTAAGTACAGGAGCCGGAATTGCTAATTTCGATCCTATTTTGATTTCATTGGTAAGACGTGCTATGCCTAACTTGATTGCATACGATGTTTGTGGTGTGCAACCTATGGTTGGACCTACCGGTTTAATTTTTGCCATGAAGTCACGTTATACTAGCAAACAAGGAACAGAAGCATTATTCAATGAAGCCCAAACACAATTTTCTGGTCAAGATCCTAATGGACCTTCTGGACAAGATTGGTTAGGACAAACTGGATCGAATAGTTTTCCTGGTGCTTCATCTCAATCTGGAACAGATCCTGTATCAACTGGATTCCCACCAGTATCAAGTGTATCTGGTTATACAATCGGTCGTCCTATGACCACACCACAAGCTGAAGCTTTAGGTGATGGAGTTGGATCTGATTTTAATCAGATGGCTTTCAGTATTGATAAAATTACTGTGGAAGCTAAAACCCGTGCATTAAAAGCTGAATATTCAGTTGAAGTTGCACAAGACTTAAAAGCTATCCATGGTTTAGATGCTGAAACAGAATTGGCTAATATCCTTTCGGCTGAAATCTTAACTGAAATTAACCGTGAAGTTATTAGAACAATTTACTATGTATCTGTAACTGGTGCAGCACAAACAACTGTTCCTGGAACATTCGATCTTGACATTGATGCCAATGGTCGTTGGTCAGTTGAAAAATTTAAGGGTCTTATCTTCCAAGTTGAACGTGAAGCTAATGCTATTGCCAAGGCGACGCGTCGTGGAAGAGGTAATGTTATAATCTGTTCTTCAGACGTTGCTAGTGCGTTAGTAATGGCTGGAAAATTAGATTATACACCTGCATTACAAAGTGATTTAACAGTAGATGATACTGGAAATACTTTCACTGGTGTATTAAATGGACGTTATCGTGTATATATCGATCCTTATTTTGGTAATAGTGGAACAAATGAAGAATTCGTATTAGTAGGTTATAAGGGTGCAAATGCTTATGATGCAGGTCTTTTCTATTGTCCATATGTACCTCTACAATTGTTTAGAGCACAAGATCCTCATACCTTCCAACCGAAGATTGCCTTTAAGACTCGGTATGCTTTGGCGCCAAATCCATTCTGGTCAGACGCGAATGCTACCCTCCAGGGTAATTCAAGTGCATATTACCGTATGATTAAAGTGGTCAATCTTCTATAATCAATTGCCACTGGTTTTAAAATTCCGGGGAATTAGGGACCTTAAAATCCTTAATTCCCCATTTTTTTGTCTTGACAAATCCTTTAAAATATGATATAATAAATAATAGTGTTATGATAACTAAAACAGATCAATCTCAATTATATGGTGCATTAAATCGACAACCAAAAAATGTCAATCCATTATATCCCAATAAATTTATTTTTTTCTTAACTAAATTACCAGAATTATCTTTATCTAGTAATAGTTGTAATATTCCATCAATGAATGGAAGTAATTGGAAACAAGTAACAAGTGTAAATCCTATTCCAAGAAGTGGATTAAATATTGAATTTGAAGAATTAGAAGTAACATTTATTGTTGATGCAGATATGAATAATTGGAGCGAATTAGCAAATTGGATGTTATTGATGTATATGGTAAAAACCAGTGCTGATTATGAAACTGTGAAATTAGAACAATTACAACCACATGAAGAAGGTGGTTTAACTTCAGATGCTCAATTGATACTTTTAACTAACCAATCAGTTCCTAATATTGTTTTTTATTTTCGTGATGCTTTTCCAATTTATTTAAGTGGATTTCATTTAACAAATGATGTAAATGAACCTATAGCTATTGAAGCTACTGTAAGATTTGCTTATAGTTATTATGATTTTGAAAGTGTAACTCCAACTCAACCTGATACAACAGACGATTCTACAACATAAAATGACTTTATCTGAATTACAAGCGGAAATTTTACAAGATCTCCGAATTGAACATGACGAATTAAATTATGAGGCGGTCCGTACTCCTAAAATACATCATAAATATAATAAAATGCTTATGTTAGAACGTTTAGCATTAAAAAAACTTGAAAGAGATTGGGATAAATTATATTTAGAACGATGGGAATATTTTAGGAAAAAAGCTCCAGATGAAGTCTATATCAAAAAACCTTTATTAAAAAGAATTGCTGATACCGATGTTAAATTATATCTTGCAGCGGATGAAGATCTTCAAAAATTAAGAACCCAAATAGAATCTAAAGAAGAATTAATTGACCTTTTAAAACGCACAATGGATCAAATTGGTCAAAGAACTTGGCTTATGAAAAATGTTACAGATTATTTAAAGTATTTAGGAAATGAAAAATGAGTTATTCATTAAAATATAATAAAAAACTTTCCAATTCTCCCTGTCTTCCTCTAATGATGGAAGGATGGAATGAATTAATTAAAATTAAATATGTAGATCCTTTAATAATTTTAAATGAAGATACAATTGGAGATCATGAAGTCATTTGGATGGAATATAAAAATAAACCAGTAGCTTTAATAACATTTACGTGCCACCCAGATGAAAAATATGCTTGGATTCGAATGACTTTTGTCGAAAAATCGCACCGACACCAATATTTATATGAAAAGATGTATGCTAAATTGAAAAAAATAATAATTAAACAAGGTCTTCCAAGAATTTCTGGTGGTATATATTCACAAAATAAACCTATGCAAGAGGCCGCGAAAAAGGTAGGTCGCATAATTGAATATTCAGTTTGGACGGAGTTTTTAAAATGAAACTTACGGAAGAAAATGCACAAAAATTTTGTAATATGGATTCAGAAACGCTTCATGCATTCACCATCTCCGAATCACATTCGCGGCCACAATGACAAGTGGTTTCTTAAATGACATTAAATGATAATACACTCTATATCCGAAAGAAAGACGAAATTTTCCTAGAAGTTTTAGCTTCAGATAGTATAGTAAATTCTTTATCCGATTTCTTTTGTTTCTTTGTTCCTGGTTACAAGTTTATGAAGAAATATAAAATGAAACTTTGGGACGGACAAATACGACTCTATAATAAGCATACAGGAGAAATTTATCTTGGTCTTTTACAACATATTAAAGAATATGCTAGGTTACATGAATATGTAATAGAATATGAAAATGGACAAGATTTAGATGTAGAAGAAGAATTTTCTGTTAAAGAAGCTTTAGCATTTGCAAAATCTTTAAATATCCATGTAAAACGAGAAGATAAAAATGAAAAAGATATTTTTATTCCTATTGAACCACACGATTTTCAATTAGATGCTTTTCGTCATTCTGTCCAATCTTCAAGATCTATTTTATTATGCCCTACAGCATCAGGTAAATCTTTAATCATTTATCTTTTAATTCGATATTATCAACAATTTATAAAAGGAAAAATTCTTATTATAGTACCTACTGTAAATTTGGTTTCTCAAATGTTTACAGATTTTGGGGAATATTCTTATGCTGATAAATGGGATGTTAGAGATGAAACTCATATGATTTATCAAGGAAAAGAAAAAGGAACCAAAAAACAAATTGTTATATCAACTTGGGAATCCATTTATAAATTACCTGAAGAATATTTTGAACAATTTGAAGTGATAATTGGTGATGAAGCTCATTTATTTAAAGCTGCTTCTCTTATAAAAATTATGAACAAATCCATGAATGCGAAATATCGTTTTGGTACAACTGGAACATTAGATGGAACTAAAACACATAAATTAGTTTTAGAAGGTTTGTTTGGACGAGTATATAAAGTTACTACAACTAAACTTTTAATAGAGAGAGAAATTCTATCCAATATATTAGTTAATTGTTTAATGCTTTACTATCCAGAAGAAATTTGTGAAAAAATGAAAGGTGCCAAATATC